GGCGCCGTCGGTGACCAAAGCGCGGTCAGGTAAACGGATACGAAGGGTTGAACCAATCTTTGCGCCTTCGATAGCGAAAGAGTCGTCATATTGACGGTTGACGTTACGACTGAGTACCAGATTGTTCTCAAGAATTTCAAGAGATTTACGGGTAATCATGTCGATTGTAAGAATCGAGTTTGCCATGATAATTTCCTAAAAATAAGTTAGCGGTTTTTGGCTTCCCACTTTTTCACTTGGCGCTGACGTTCGGCTTCAATCCATTCTGATGTAGACATTGACTTCACAGAGCGTGGGTCGGTTGTGTCATACGTCGGACTGCTTGAGCCTTTGCCTGAAACAGGTGAAATAGGTGCTGGCGCGTTAGTAGTGCGTTTGACCGGTGGATCAGCCATCAATCTGGCTTCAAGTTTACCGATCTCTTTGGCTTGCATGATAGGCGTCAAGCGCGAGATACGTTCGGCTTCTTTTGGGTTGGAGCCTAAGTGGTATGCCACTTCGGGGCCAATATCAGAGGCTTGAATCGTCTGAGCCATCACAGTAGTAATCGGAAGGTTTGGGTTGTAAGCGACTTGTTCAAAGTCATCATACTTGCCGCGAACTTCCTCTTCCTTATCGTGGTAAGCCTCAATAATTGTCGACTGCTCTTGTTGCTCCCGTTGTCTGGAAACTAATTCGTGGGCTTTCTGAGTAGCTAGTGCATCCGCATACTCTTCAACGCTTCCGAATTGGTCGGCAGATGGAGGCGCAACGGGCGCAGCCGGAGGCTGACTACGTTGTGACTGCTCTCTTTCCCACTTTCGTTGCTCTCTTGCGAGTCGTTTACCAATGGCGGCATCAAGTTCCTCTTGCGAGAAGGTCTTGGGCGCTTCTTCCGGCGTTTGTACTTCAGAGATTGGGGCTACCGTAGCTTCCAATTCCGGCGCGGGTACTTCCGCTGAACTTACTTCTTCTGACATTTGTAACTCCGAGGAGTCCTAGTGGATCGCACTAGTACGATAATTGTATTACTTAGCGTTAGTTAAGGCAATAATTACTAATGCAATTGTGGTAACGATAATCGGCAAACCAAAATCCAATATGCTTTTTACATCCCAACCACGGGGTTCAAACCCTCCTTGCCAAGGCATATTGGCTCGTTTGCCTTCGTAGAACTTTTGAATTACTCGATACTCAGCTTGAGCGTGTTCACGACCGACAAAGAACGCTGACCCAAAGCAAGCACCAGCAAACCAATTGCCTGTCAGCAATCCAATGATTGCCATGAATAAGAGTGCGTATGCGGAATGTTCAAAGTTTTTCATTATCCATCCACCCTTGCAACAAGAAAATGGCTTTGATTGCTTTGTACATTTAAAGCACCGCCGCTATCTTGAAATCCAAAAACAGAAACATAGTCACCGGAGTCTAAATATTCAACAGTTGAAGAATAAATTGTAGACGCGATCGTTCCAGACGGTATTCCAACTGATCTTGTTCGATCTATGACAACACCATTTTTATATAGATTGATTTGTCTTTGTCCTGCTGCATTGGCAACAAATTCAATAAGAGCTTCAATACGATAGAAGCCCGGCGTTTTAATGTATATATTTGATGTGTTGCTCGACGTACTATGTAATCCTGTCCTATCACTAAGATTAAAATCCCATGTTAAGGCAGTTTGCGTATTATTTGGAATTGATTGCGTTGTTGCCGTGGAACTTGTAACTTCACAAAAATTTGACCCTAAATCACTATTTAAATAATTTGTAATATTTGCACTTGCGGAACAGCCAATGACTTGGTTAGCAATTGCTAAGTTATATCCGGTGGTAGGGTAACGAATCAAAGCAGAATCGCTTGAAAAAGCACTTACTGTTGTCGGAACATCTTGCGTATCAATTACGTTGCAACTAATAAAACGAATTGCTCTAGGGTAGCTTGTATAAAACGCGCTTGACATGACTCTGAACCCTTCAGCACCAGTGCCAGCACCGCCAGCACCCAAGACGTTCACAACCTTACACCCAACAAAATCAATGTTTTGCGTGTTGTATTTTTCATCCGTTGCTGCCGATGCTGCGGGTGAAACAACAAAGCCACCGTTGCCAGTATTGTTTGCTATACAGCCAGTAACCAACCCATCACGGGATACGTTTGCAAATTTAAAGCCCCACGTCAAAGCGTTGTTAGAAGAACAGCCTGAAAGAGTCCAACGCCTATTGCCTTCAAAATACGCTGGTGAAGTGCCGCCTACGCCACCAGAGAAATCATATGCTTGATCTACTGAAGTAACGGTACAACCAATAATTACACAATCTCTTGATTCGGTAATTAAAATACCTCTTGTAAAACGTGCGGTAAAAACGCCGCCAACCCTAGATTCCAAGTTATAAACATAACAATTAGACAAAGTATAGTTAGCAGCATCGCCAATATCAATGCCGTTCATAATGTCGTTTGTCGGGTCAGGGCTAGAACCCGCTTGGCAATTTTGTACTGAGCAATTATCAACAGTAAAACGCTTTGCTCGTCTTATTTGAATACGACTTCCGCTTCCGTCACCAGTTACAGAAACTCTAGTAATTTTAAAATTAGTAACATACGAACCATCAACAGAATGAGTAATCCTTAACGCATTTTTTGAACTATCATCGCTTGATCCGGTGTCAACAGTAGAACCCATATTGAATGAGCAATTATCAATAAAAAAGTCGTTTATATCAACAATAGCAAGTGTTGCGACTGAAGCCGTAGTTGGAGCGAGTTGAATAAAATTAGCGTTTTGCAGCCCAACAAAAGATGTAGGCTGACACGTTCCGGAAATAGCGTAAGTTAAACCGCCACCATCAACAGCTTTACCGCTTTCACAAGCTAATTTAAATGCTGCGAGATCATTAGTCGATCCATTACCTACCGCACCATAATCAAGAGGGCTAACAAAAGAGCCAGAGATCATTGAGTGCGAAACTTTTGTCAACGCCATGACTATTCCTTATTGTTTAGAAAATGCCGTAACTTCGTTATCTGTCAGGCGTTGTGGATAATAATAAATTCGTTCGATAGTACAACCCAGTTGAGCTGTTGTTGAAGTAGAATTGCCAATTCGCATTGTGTTAACAGTCGGTACTGTTCCTGCCGTATCTGTTGCTAACCCCGCACCGTTTAATGCAGCAGCATAGTTATCAGTCTTATAAGCAGCAGCTTGTTGAAAGACAACATTCGCTGTAATTGCGTTTGGTAACGCAACAATAAGTGATCCTGCATTAATTACTCTAAAATCTAAATTTCCACTAGCATTTCTTGACATTATTATGTTTGCGTCTGATCCATCATCTACCCGCCAAGGGCCGCGATTACCCGATGTTGTGAGGGGGATGCTTGCTTTACATACAAACGTACCTTCACTAGCATTAAACCAATCACTAAAGTTAGTGCCTGTCATTGTTGCTAAGTCAGCGTTGCGGGTTTTTGTTGTGCCATCAGTCGGTATAAATGAAGTAGCAAATGCGCCAACTTCTAATTGAGCGTATTGAACAGTACCCGTTACAGTTAAAGTTAAAACGCCGACTGTAGGTGTAAAAGTTAATGTTTGACGGGCTGGGTATGCGCCTGTACCAACAACCGTTGCAGATGATGTGCCTGTTAATACAATTTGACCTGTGCCGTAAAAACTTAACGTCTGAGAAACGGCTGTTGTAGTCACTAATTGAGTAGAAAGATTTGTGCCATCAATCAAACTATTTAATAATAAATTTGTGCGAGTTTCCTCAATTAACAAACCTTTGCAGGCCAAAGTTGTAGGGTTGTAATCAAATCTAGGCAAATCAGCGTTAATTGCCGCAATAACACCGCTTGAGTTTGTAACTGTTGCGGTATTGCCAGTACGGGTAAATGTAATTCTAGGGTCAAGCACCGCAGTCGTAAAGTCCAACGCCATGCGTGGCAATACTCGCTCGGTAGCAGTTAAAGAAAATGATGGAGTAATCATTAGAAATACGCCACTTCAATGGTTGAGGTAACAGGCGGGGCTTCAGAAAAGATTATATTTACCCCTGAAATAACATAAGTATTTTTTTGTTGGTATACACCATTGATGTACACATTAGTTGAGTTTTCGTTAATTGGAGCAAAAGGCAAACCAAAAGTAACTTGGCTACCCGTGCCAGTAAAGTTTGCAATAGTTGCTGCGCCTGCGGCTGCGGAACCTACATTATCGTAAGACGCAATTTGCACTCCCGCAGAAGTTTTAGTTACAAATTTATAACTTAGCCCTGCGGTAAGCCAAATCTCGCCCCCTGGCACTCGCCCTGCGGCGTCAAGCACAATGGGGTTTGAATGCGCGGTCAAACCGCTAATGCTTGTATACGTTGCTTGGTTAGTGGTTGTGCCAGCAGCGTAAGTGTAGATTAACCCGCCCGCAAGTGGCACACCATTGTCGGTAAAGAATTGCGCGCCTACCCCTGCAAATATCGACAGATTAACCGACATCTTAGACCCCCAAATTGCCAGCAAGCAGGAAAGTATTAGCAATAGGACAAATAGCAGAAATAACAGCATATTGCCCCATTGTGCTAAACAGACTTGAGTAAGACACAAGCGTTTGACCACCGGCAGCGACCGTTACCTTACCCGCGCCGCCTTGAATGATGGTGCAGCTAAAACCTTTGCCAAGCCCTGCCGCGCAAGTAATTGTGACTGCTGTTGCAGCCGTACAGTAGATGATCTTACCGTTATCAGCCGCCGACAAAGTTCGTGCTGTGGTGGCTTCGGTAATGATTGCATCAGCGTTTAACTGGTAGGCAGAGGCTACAAAGACCCCACCAAAACCGATTGATGGGTAGATTTTCATGTGTAGTACACCACGTTAAGTGTAGAGGAAGCGGCTTGTTGGATAAATTTAATTTTCTTTAAATCGCCGTCGTACTCAAGCACGTCACCAGGCGACAACGGGAACCCGACCGCTGCTGTAGGTGCCACACCATCGTCGCGCCAACGAACACCTTGCGTTTCGCAACGGATGTATGCCGCAACAGGTGAACCTACCAAACCGTTTATATCAGTTGTCGGTACAGTCAGCCCTGTAGAACTGGAAAGGCTAGTGATCTGCTGATAGCCGTAAATAGAGGTAATTTGCTTTTGCATGATGTAGCCTTACGACAAAAATTTAAGTTTATATAGGGTTCGTAAATACAATTCAATAATGCCGTCGATCAGGTTCTGAAGTGGCGCGTCATCTTTAGCGCACACCTTGTACCTAGCCTCTTCAATTTCTTCAAGTTGGTTTTGCAAAAACTCGGTCACGTTAGTGGTTTTCTTAGCCGATTGTAGTCCGATTGACCCGATTAAACCGTGACGGCCTTGATACGCTTCAGCAAAAGAATCAGCCAAATCAATGATGTTTTCGTAAAACTTTTGCAAGGCTTTATGTCTGGCGTAAGAGCGTGTGTTCAGATGTACCGAATGCACAACGTCGCGCGCCAAAAACAGCATACCTATGAATTCATTGCACTTCATTGTGGTTGCTCCATCGGAGGTTGTTGCATCATCTGTTCAGGTGGTGGTTGTTGCATACCCTGATCCATAGGTGGCTGCATCATGCCTTGTTGCATATCCGGCATCTCAAACTGCTCACGCTGGGGCGCGCCACCAATCAGATCACCTGTATCCAACGCAGCGGCAATCGTGCCTTGCACAATGTCTTGGATTTGTTCAAAGGTCATACCGGCTTGTACCGCCGAAATACGTTTAGTTTCAGCATCGAACGCCTTGATCTGCGCCTCAAAATCTTTGCGCTCAGACTCTTGGACTTCCATCGACTTAGCCACGTTCTGAAGCATTTGGTGCATTTGCTCCATCTCTTGACCCATTGCTTGCATCTGCTGCTCGGCAGCTTGCAAGGCAGGGTCTTTGTCGCCGTCTTCCATCAACTTAGGATCAATGGTTTTGGCAAACCGCTTGGCCATCTCTTGTGCGCCTGGCCAATCCATGTTTTTGACAAACAAATCGCCCGCAACCGACCACAATTGTGGGTTGCCTTGGAGCAACTGACCCATTGCCTCAAGTGCCTCTTGGCGCTTGGTCATGTAGCTTGGGCCGGTCGTGACCATCACGTCGTACTTACCAACGTTGATGTTGTAAATCTTTTCAATCACAATGCCTTGCTGATCCATGATCTTGTTGACCGGCATGGGCTGCTGCGGGTTCATTTTGGCAATGCTGACTTCCCCGTCTTCACCAATGATGCGCGCAATGCGCTCGGTGTCGTAAATCTTAGGTGCTATCTCAACAATCATGCGGGTAGTGTGACGCACACCGCGCGCTAAGTTATCCACAAAGTGGTAAGTGCCGGTGTCGCCTTGTTTCTCCCGCGCAAGGATTGCTCTGCCCGAGCGTTCGTTAGAGGTTGCGCCGAGGCTTGAGTCATACTGCCCTGTGGTGGCTTTTAAGTCGTCCGAGGCACCCATCTTGGCTTGGATTAAACCAGTCTGTGCCATAGGCGGTTGTGAGCGTTGGGGCAGGGGCAACACGCCACCCATGCCGTCGGTTACATCAGGGTTTACCTCTAGGTATGGCCAGTTCTGAGTGTTGGCTGTCTTCCATTGGTTCTCATAGCCCTCAAACTGCCCGCCATAGCCAATAAACGGGGCTTTGGGCGCCAAAGCTAGCATCTCTGCCTCTTGGCTAGTCCAATAGTTAATCATGCGCTGTGGGTCTTTTGCGTTACGCACAAGCCCTGACAGGTAAATGCGCCCGTCAACTTCATATTCGTTGCCAACAATACGCACAATAGGAATGTATTTGCCCGCCCAATCTTGCTCTTCAAGCACTTCGTAGCCGTTAATCTTGCGCCACTTCACTTTCTTGATGTCAGCAATGCGAGTCTTGAGTGGTTGCCCAAACATCATCATTAATTGCTTGTCTTGAATGCTACCCTTAACCGCCGTCTGATTGTCGGGGTATAGGTTCAGGGTCGATGACTCGTACACCACCTCAAAATACTCGGCAATGCGGATCGTGTCTTCGTTCAGCCAGTTAGAGAGCGACTGATCGCCCACGCCCATCTGTTGCAGACTTGATACGGGGGCGGCATCGGGGTACAAACGCTCATACTCTTCGCGCATGATGTCTTCAGTAATGAAACACCATTTAGCGTCCGAGCCACACGGGTCTTGGATCGTTGGATCCATGTAGACGCTAAAACTGTTACGAATACGCCCAATTTTAATTTCTTGGTTAAACGAATTTTCGTTTTCGTACTCAGTCAGCAACCGAATATAACCTTCGCCGTACACAACTTGGTTTTCACAAGCCGTGTCATACGCCACATCCGCATCAGAAATGTATTCAATGTGGCGCACAAGCCCGTCAAAAATTTCAGCCACTTCAACGTCAGCCTTATCGTCAACGGGAATTACTTTCCCACTTGGTCGATTTTGGCGCTGGTCGTTGGTAACTTGGCGAACGTGCTGTGGAAGCTTGTTGATGGTAAGGCAGGGGCGCGCATTGATGGTTTGACCTTGCACCGCGCCCCGAGTAGCCAACACGTCGGCTGGCCATTGCCAATGGTTGTCGGGGCTACCGGCAAAGAACTTGAGGTCATCAATTTCATCCTCTCTAGACTCCGAAAGCGCCGAAATGGCTAAGTCAAGACGGTAGCGCGCGGTAGAGAGGATGTCTTTGTCTTTCATACAAGCCCTATTACGTCCTTGTCTTTCATAATCAGCAGCCCATCGTGTGTTCTGTCAATCGTGCCGCTGTACATGACGTGGTCACCAACGTTTACCATCAACGGTCGCTTGCTATCTTTCTTGCCTGAGCCAACCGCTACAACTGTGCCTGTGCGGGTGTCTTCTTCAGGCATGATGACCAACCCGCTTTGTACAAACGGGTCAGGCTTGACTACGATATTGTCGTGCAATGGTCTGATCATTTTTTCTTAGCAGTCTTTGCAGATTGTTTGAAATCTTTGGCGCTAGGCGCACCGGCAGCGCCAGGCTTACGCATCTTCTCGCCTGATCCGGCTTTGATGCGTTCTTGTTTTGCGTGAATATTGCTATACAGTCCAGTTTTCAACACTTCCACCTTTTTAAAGAAGCCTTGGCACGTTCGCCATCTTTAGCATTAGCCGCCACCGCGCCCATACGGGCACAAAATGAGGCTTTACGCCCCGCATCAGCTTTAGTCTTTGGGCTAGGCGCGGGTGCTTTTAAGTTGCTGCCCGTTTCTGCATTGTACTTGGCTCGACCTTTGGCGGTCAGCCCAGCACCCTCTTTTGTGGAGAGTTTTTCACCACGCCCCACAGATAAAGATACCGCTTTCTTAGCCATTATGCACAATGAATAATTGCAAAGTTGAGAACAACAGCTTCCGATAGCGATCCCGCACTAATGTTACGCAACGTAATGGTTGCAGAGCCCGCTGCCGTGCTAGACACCCAGCAGTTGTACGCGCCGGACGTGCCATTGGTCACGTTCAGAATCAATACATCTTTAGCTGACAAAGTGCTGTTGGTCAGCGTAAAGGTCACGTTGGTCACAGTCGCCAATGAAGCGTTGTTCATCGTAATCTGACCGGCTGACGTATTTAGCGTCACACCGGTAGATTTTGACGTTGCTTGAGTCACCGCACCTTGAGCCGGAGTTCCATAACCAATCTCTGTGTCTGCGTAAACAGTTGTACCTTCGATTGTGCTAGGTGTTGTTAAGCCAATAGGCGAATTGTCAACGGTACCGCCAGAGATAATTTGATCGCTATACGCGACACCGATTGCTTGTGAATTTGGCATTTCAGGCTCCCATCCAAGAAGTTTGTAAACCGTTAGGTGAATAATTGCGACTTTTAGGTGCTGCATACTCGCGGTGCGCGACGGGAAATGCAAACGTCACGCATATAGCATCTGCTGCATCAGGCGAGGCTAGACCCCTTGCCTTCATGTCCTTCTTAGACTCTAAAAAGATCGTGCCTTTAGAATCCGGCTTCATTATTGGTGATATTAAATCAGTTTTAAGTATTCTGTCACTAGGAATCGACGCGGTTTTAAGCCATTGTCGCATATCACCCCACATTTGCGCCCTTAAATTACCATACATAAGCGGGTTTTTGCTTCTATTGCCAAAATTGACCCCTCTAATCTTGTAACGCTGCTCTTTCAATCTATCCACAACCCCACCGCCCACGCCGCCTTCGTCAATCACCACCAAAGCGGGCTTATATTCCTCAATTGCCTCAATGACGTGACCAACAACGGTCATCGTATCGTCGCCCTTGAAGCGTTTAATGCCAATAATGTCACGCCCTTGCCTGATAGCAATCACCGTTGAGTCAGAGCCAAACCGTGCAGGGTCAACGCCCACAATAATAGGGGCGCTCAAGTCCTTGTATTTGGCGCGACGCATGGCTTCATCCACGATCGATGACGATATAAACTGATCGTCACCGGCAGATGGGAAGTCACCGTAGACTTCAACCGCCGCTTGGCTAGAATCGGCGCCATACTCGTCAATGATCTGCTGGTACACCGCTTTGTCGGTACCCTCGACCGTCCTTGCGTCCACAATCTTGGTTTGCCAAAAGTCACGCTTAGAGTTGTGGCATTCGTAGAAGTAACCGGTATTGCGCCGAGGGTTGGAGAACGCCAACCAAAAGCGGTTAGGTGTATTTTCGGTAAAGAAGCCAGCGGTCACCGCCCAGATAGCGTCGTCAATACCGGACGCCTCATCAAAGATCACCATCACACCGTCGTAGTTGTGAACCCCCGCGTACGCATCAGGGTTCTCGCTTGACCACAATCTGCCTTCCACCGACCAATAGCGTGTGCCTTTCTTTAGGTCACGCTCAACCAACTCAGTTATCCACTTAGCGGGCATGAGG